GTTCTGAGGCATTTTTTGCTAGTGATCTGGACACCCCTACCTATGTATATATATAATTATATCGATATGTTATAGTAGTATTCATTACATACTATATGATAGTATTCATTACATACTATTATATTGATGGCTTAATTTATATTGGTTCTAATAGGATAAACAAGGCATAAAAAAAACAGTACTAATTAAGTAGTACTATAGTTCTATTCGATTACTAGCGATCCCAGGCAATTAGAGTGTACTCTAAGCGTTCCGAATGCATTATATATACACAAGTATACAAGCACAAAAAAACAGCCCTTAAATAGGCTGCAAATAAGCTGTTTAGTTTGTGGGCTGAAAAAAAAATGTATATTATTATTGTGTACCAATAAAGAAACCCTCTACAAATTAATGTAAAGGGTTTCAAACAGTAGCTATATATACAATCTATTCTTGGTGCACTTCGAAGCGTATTTTATTTCTTATTATTTCAATAATATGTTCACTACTTAAAACTGTGTTCAGTATACTATAAGCCTTTTCATTAGTACAATTAAAATATTGATTTTCGTTTATATAGTTAACATCCAAAACGTGCCAAAGATCACTTATATAATAACCTTCTTTTTTTAGTAGCTGTTTCGCTGCGTTAATTTCTTTTAGATTTGCTTTCATAGTATTTTCTTTTAGTTGTTTATATATGTTTTTGGATATAATAAAGTTTATTACTATTGATGTAGTAATAGTATAACCGCTCTAAATTTACACCGTTCGAACTTTGCAGCCCTATATAATGAATCGGATTTTTGCGCGCTAATTTTAACCATTGTTTGCAGGTGTAGAGTCTATCGAATGTTTTACGGTTACTTTGTATTGAATCACTTACAATGTGCTTAAAATTTGGTATTTGTTCGTTCAATGCGAATAGTAAGGCGCTATTGTATTCTTCAAATTTATAAACCGTTTCAATTTCTTTTGTGCCAAAAAATAGGCGCTTTTCTGTAGTTACTTGGGTTATTTTATACATAGTCTTTTCTTTTAGTAGTTAAGTAAATATTTACGAATTTCTAAAGCGTTATTGTTAATCTGCATAAATTCACGGTATAAACTTATATCATAAAAATAAACTTTATTGGCGCAGTTTTCAGACTCACGGCAAAGTATATTGGAATAGTAAATCAACAAAGATATTCTATCTTTTTTGTGTGTTGCTACTTTTTGAATGCCATAATTAGCCTCAAAATTACTATAGAATTCTTTGCTTATTTTTTCAAATTGTAAATTAATTTTTTCTATTGTTTCGGGATTAGTTCTTTTCAATCCCAAATTAAATAGATAGTCTAAATTGTTGAGCTGCAAATTTAGTGTATTGATTACTACTAAATTATTATTTGCATTAAATTGTACTTCGTTCATATTTCCCAGGTGTTAAGTTAATGATATTTTAATCTAGTGTATTACAAGCCCTATTTTATGGCTCTCTTTTGATATGGCTATTAAATCATTTTTTGAAGCGTTCAAATAGCCTGCATTCAAAAGCTCTAATTCGCTCTCAAAAATTTTCGAATGCCTATCTTTTGACTCATTAATTAAATTGTCATTCTTAGAACCTAACGAAAAAATAAGCGTTAAATTTTCAGGTGTTGAGTCAGTTAATTTATCGAACAAAATTTTGCTTTTTGTATAAGCGTAAAATTGAACCTTCGAAAATTTGTTTATAATTTCGAACCAAGAATTTATATACTCAAAATTATAAAAGTCTCCGCTGTCGTGAATTCTTATGTGCGAAGCTTTTCTTCGCTCTATTGCGTTTGACATTTTTTCAATGAACAGGCTTTTTTCTTTAGTCAACAAATAACGCTTTTCATACGCTTTTTTCGTGTTCGTCCATATAAACGAACCTTTTCGAGCGTAGCAAAATTTAGCACAAGCGCCTGCAAAGGGACAGGTTACCTTTCCTGTTGTATGGCTTCGAAGCGCAGTAATACCAAAATTGTATAATCGGATATTATTTTCTTTTGATGTTTTGCGCATCTTATCATTTTGCGTCAAAATTTGCGAATGCTTCAAATCAATCAAATCTTGTGTAGTGAATTCCATAGTTTTATAGTTTACCAGTTAAAATAATTTTAGCTATTGCGAACTCTATCGATACACAAAAAAGCATTGCTATAGGCAAATCTAAAAAGTAAAAAATTGTAATCAATACAATTGAACAAAATAAGCCCACAAATAAAATACAAGCTGCGAAATGTAGTAAGTGAATAAAAATAGTTTTCATAAGATTAATTTTTAGAGTTAAAATAATTTTTGTAAAAAGGCATAAAAAAAGATCGGTATAAAACTTTGTATTTATAAACAAAAACAAAATTTTCTATTTCTTCAGCTCTTAAAGCTAATTCAAATTTAGTCTGTTTTAAAGGTGCGAAATATCTCATAGTTTGAAAATTTAGGTAGTTAGTTAGTAATTAAGAACAGCCAAATATAAACAATTGTTCACAACCGTACAAGCAAAAAACGAAAATAAGATAAGGAACACGCGTATATAAAAATAATTCAATAATCCTAATTTAAAACTGGTTTTCTCAAATTAAGTTAATTTAATTTTGTTATGCTTGCATACTATAAGCAAAATAAAACACCACAAAAAAACATATAGACAAAGCAAGATATATAGATCACTCGATACATAAAAAAGCAATGCACGCATTGAAACCTCCCTCCTCCCCTACCGCCTGGAGCTGTTTGGATCGTTTTTTTTTTTCTATTTACTATTATTAATTAAAATCCTGGATATAATATTAATTGAACAGAAACTAAACAGATTCGAAAAAAAACAACTTAGTTTTTGTTTTATAAAATAAAGTTTCTTACATTTGTTAAAGAATTACAAACCAAAAATCATTTTGAGAGATGAGAAAAGAATTAACTAAAACGGTTCGACCTTATATAATAGAAGGTTGGAATGCTAATAACGAAATTGAAGCTTACGATTGCAAAGTAAGTTTTGCTAATTTTCCCCAAGATTTCAACGGTTCTAATTACCCTAGGATTAGATTTGATATTATATTGATGAATGGTCAAACACAAGACAATTTTCATTGTGCAAAACCATTTGTCGATATGATTCAATGTATATCTAATCAGCTATATAATAAGATAGGTGGGTTAGACCCAGAAGCGTAAGGTGTCAATAGTGAAAGTTCCATTTTGGAGGGTGTAGGATTTAAGAAAACATACCACCCCACCCTATTAACAAGAGTAAATTAAATTAAAAATAAATTATGAACGGACATTGGAAGAAACAGTTTAACTATGAGTATCTAGGATCGTACTCGTTAGAAGGGAAACGAGAGATTGTAGTAAGTATTAAGGGAGTCGGTTCGGCTAAAGTAACAGGTCAGAACGGAAGAAAAGAGGATTGTTTTGTTGTATATTTCAACGAGATGGATAAGCCGATGATACTCAATCGAACTAACGCAAAGGCAATCGAGAAGGTAGCTGGTAGTGGGTTAGTAGAGGATTGGGTTACTGTTAGGGTTACTCTGTATGTAGAGAAGGGAGTTAAGGCTTTTGGTGATGTTGTAGATGCTCTTAGGATTAGAGATAAGAAGCCTAGTCAGAATAAGATGACTAAGGAAGTTGAAACTGCTATGTTAGATGCTATTAAGAGTGGTCAAGTAGGCAAGGTAGAATTAGCTGTATCAAAGTACACAATGAATAACACTCAAGAGCAAGCTATTATGAACGCATTAAAGGAGGCTAAAGGATGATTCACATTATATTATATTGGATTTTATCTATTGCTGATGCACCTATCTTTATATGGATTGCATTTTGGTTACACTTAGTTGGTAGTATGTTTCAATTTTTGGGTAGCTTTTTCAAAGGAAAATCCGACAGCATAAATCTGAAAGACATAGGAAGAGATGAAGAATTTTAACGATGACAGCGAGTACTACGGTGATTGGGAGTGGACTACTAATTCTCAATTAGGTTATGTACAGAAGTCTCCATCATTCTATTGGATGATGCGTAATGGAGGCAAGATAGATGGTCCAGCTTTAAGGTTCGGTAATCTGTTTCACACTTTAGTCCTGGAGCCACAAGAGTACGCTGAGAGATTCGTGATCTTTAATCCTGAAGATAGACCTGATAAGTTAAAGGGTATGACATCTAAGTTTAATAAAGCTTGGAAAGCCCGATTAGAAGAGACTTGTAAGGAGGAGGGTAAATTACTAATGAGCCTTGATGATTACGAGTTAGCTCTAAGGCTTCGTAATAAGATGGAGGGAGTCCAGGAGATTAAGTCTTTATTGGATGCTTCTGAGAAGGAAGTTCCAAAGACTTGGGTGGATTTCAACACAATGAGTAAGTGTAAAGGTAAATGTGATATGATTATCGATGGTGATGTGATTGTGGATATTAAGACCACAGGAACAGACATCAAAGATTTCAGAAGGAAAGCTTACAACTACGGTTATCATCGACAGGCTGCTTTTTATCTTGATGGCTTTGAGGCGAAAGAGTTTATATTCGTAGTGATAGAAACAAAAGCCCCACATCAGATAGGGGTGTTTAGGGCTTCAGAAGATTTCCTTTCAAGAGGAAGAGAGGAATATATTAGTTTATTAGAAACAAAAAAGCGATATTGCGAAAGTAATACACAAGCTACTAACCACATTATACACGAAGAATTATGAGAGATACTTCAACAATAACAGACAAAGAAAAGTTAGCACTACGAGATGCTGTTGAGTTTTCTTGCGATTATTGGATGGTTGATCCATCAATGATATTTAGTAAGGACAGAGCAAGACGATTAGTTTATGCTCGACATTCAGCTAAATACTACCTTACCTATCTACACAAGAATCTATCCCTTCCTAAGATAGCTCAGTTAACAGAGTGTGACCATTCTTCTGTTATTCATTCCAGAGATACCTTTGAAGATTTAACCTACAGCGAATCTGATTTTGCTATATTAAAGAGGAGATTAGTTGTTCGTAAGGATAAGAATGAATTAGAAGGGATTACCAAGACTCTATTTACTGAAATCCAAACAATAATCACAACCAAATTATCGATTGATGCTAAGACAGAAGCGATGATTGATTTATTCAAGCAATATGAAAATAGATAGAATTGATGTAGCTACGGAGGAAATCGTAGAAAACTGTGATGAGTATTTAATCATCTCCTGTGAGTTTAATAAGGATGATGAGTATGTTACAAGGGCGAATGTTAGTACAGATGGAGAGATATTAAGTGAAGCCCTCGTAGAAGAGATGTTATTAAGTGAGGAGTTAGCGGACTTCCTAATAAAAACAGTCCGAGATTATGAAATCCAAAAACCAAACTAAAAGAGTTATGGGAAATTTAGAGATGAAAGGAACAATTAAGGTTGTTTCAGAAGTACAAGAAGGAACAGCTAAGAGTTCAGGTAACGCTTGGAAGAAGTTAACCTTCGTAATTGAAACTGGAGGAGAGTATTCGAAAGATGTAGCTTTCACCGTGTTCGGAGAAGAGAAGGTGGATAACTTTCTAAAGTTTAACAAAGTTGGTCAATCTGTAGATGTTAGCTTTAATGCTGAGTCGAGAGAGTTTAACGAAAGGTACTATACCGACCTTCAAGCTTGGAAGATATTTACTTCTACTGATGAGAGTGGTAAAGAACCTGCGGCTGCCGAATCAAACGGATTCAGTAAAGCAAGCGACTTACCGTTCTAAGATATATAAAGGGGTTGTAAGGGAATATTCTCTTATAGCCCCTTTTATACCACCACTACTACCTAACCTAAAACGATTTGATAACGATGGCTAAAAGATTCACCGACACTACGAAGTGGAATGAAGATTGGTTTCTTGACCTGACTAACCCACATAAATTATTCTGGAATTACATCTGTGACAATTGCTGTCACGCAGGTATATTCAAACCTAACAAGAGGATGTTCGAACTTCTTGTAGGAGTAAAGATTGACACGGATCAGTTCTTATCCGATGTAAACAAAGATAAACATAGAGTATTAGTATTGAGTAATGGTAGATGGTATCTAACAGGATTCATCTTATTTCAGTACGGAACGAAACTTAACGATAAGAATAGGGTACACAAGTCTATATTAGAGATTCTATTAAAAAACGATATAGTTTGGGAGGATAAAGAAGTACAGCTATCTATTGAATCTGACACTACTAAGTCAACAGATAAGTCACCGACTAATAAGGCAACACCACAATCCATTAAGGAAGCAGTAGCCTTCTTTATTGAAAAGGGTAGCACTAAGAGAGAGGGTGAGAAGTTCTACAATTTCTATGGCTCTAAAGGATGGAAGGTAGGTACATCCCCTATGAAGAATTGGAGATTAGCTGCTACTAATTGGATTGGAAGAAACACACAAGCACAACCAAGTTCGGATTACTTAGGTAGCCAACTCAAGCAGATGAAATCATAATGGCTTCGGGCTATAGAGTTACCTCTAATCAAGAGGTTACGGACTATTGTAAGAAGATTTATACAAAAGGATATACCAAAGGATTAACTACAGGAATAAAGCCTTTAGACCCTCACTATACCTTCCGTAAAGGTGAGCTTACAATAATGACTGGATTTGCTAATATTGGTAAAACCACATCTCAATTATTTCTAATGATAATGGCAGCGAAGCTGTACAATTGGAAATGGTTAATGTACTGTCCTGAGAACGAACCTGTGGGTGATCTGATGATAGACATTGCTGAGATGTATTGTGGCAATACAGCCGACAAAGATTTCTCTAGTAGAGTTAATCAGGATGAATACCTTAGAGCTATCCAATGGGCTTACGACCACTTTACGGTGCTTACATTCGATGAGACTCCAACAGTTAATGAAGTGTTAGATGCTTTCGAGGATTATATGCAAGTAGCTGAGATAGATGGATGTTCTATCGACCCTCTTAACGATTTGCGTTCTGCTGACAAGCAATCTAAGTACGATTACTACTACGATGCCTTGAGCGATATTAGAAGGTTTATCAAGCGGAATAAGTTAGCTTTCTACCTTGTGGTTCATCCAGGTACAGCAGCCAATAGAAGAAGAAATGAAGATGGCACTCGACCTGCTCCGAATATGAGCGATGTAGAATATGGTGCTATGTTTGGGAATAGAGCTGATAACTTTATTGTGTTTCACAGGAATCCTCAGAGTGACAAGTGGAATGTTACTGAGATACATCTACAGAAGGTAAAGTTCCAAAAATTGGTAGGTGTACCGACTCCTGAAACTACTCCTATTTGTTTGTTCTACTCGTATCAAAAGAGGAGATTTCAGTACCTAAATGAGAACGGTAGTTTAGTTGACCCAATAGAAATGATAGATAAGAAAATAGTTGATGACCCGAATTGCCCTTGGTAGTTCGGGTTAAATTTACTACATTCGGATTGTTATTAACTAAAACCTATTATTGAGATGTTAAAAATTGGAACAGATTTTAGTGGAATCGGATCACCCGAAACTGCTTTGAAACGATTAGGGATTCCTATAGAAGAGGTGTTCGCTTGTGAAATAGATAAATATGCTCGTAAGAGTTATGAAGCTTTACACTCACCTGTAACATTCTACGAAGACATTACTACTCGTAACCATTCAGAAGTACCACAGCTCGATTTATATGTAGCAGGTTTCCCTTGTCAAACTTTTTCTATGGCAGGTAGTCGTAGAGGATTCGATGATACAAGAGGAACGCTTTTCTATAATGTAGCTGAGTTCATTAAAGAGAATCAACCGAATTGCTTTATATTAGAAAATGTTCGTGGATTGATGTCACACGATAATGGTCGTACTTTTCAAACGATTATAGATGTATTAAGTAATGGAGGTGGAACGGTTAATAATCAAATGGGTTTAGACTCTATTGATAATGGATTGGGTTATCACATTCATTATAAAGTTCTTAATACTAAGAATTTTGGTATACCTCAAAATCGTGAGCGTATATTTATTGTAGGATTCAAGCATTCTCGGGTGTTTAATTTTCCGAAAGAATTTCCTCTTAAATTAAAGCTTAAAGATATTCTTGAAGATAGCGTTGATGAGAAGTATTATCTTAGCGATAAGATGATAAATGGATTCTTAGCGCACAAAGATAGACATATAGATAAAGGTACTGGATTCCAATGGCAACCAAAAGATGGTGATGATATAGCTAATTGTCTTAGGGCTAACGCTGCTCTTTGCCCAACCGATAATACTATAACTGTTCACAATCTACAACGAAGAAGTGCAGATAGACCTTCTATAAAGAAGGATAAAAACGCAGGTGGAACAGGTCACCTAAGTAAATCGGATGGAACTGTTTACTGTTTAGACTCAGCTAATACTCAGGCTGTGGAGCTTCCTACTATAATAGGTTATACGAGAGATTCAGATGGGAAAGTGTCAAGTAGGCATTTAAAGAGTGAAGCTAATACTATTCATACATCTACAGGTAATGGAGGTAATACCGACCAATTTGTGTTAAACAAACGAATAAGGAGGTTAACTCCTTTAGAGTGTTGGAGGCTTCAAGGATTTACAGATGAAGAATTTCATAAGGCTGAGATGACTAATTCGAACAGCCAACTTTACAAGCAAGCAGGTAACTCGATTACGGTTAATGTAATGGTAGAGTTATTAAAGAAAATTTACCTAAAATAGATTATATTATGCCTGATGAAATCACAATAAAAGCGATTAACTTATTAAGAGAAGCCGACCCGAATTTAGACGAGATGGGTAGTATGGATAAATTCTTAGAGCATCAGTTCGAGTTAGCGAGGATGCGTGACCAATATGTAAGTTACTCTAACCATCCACAAGCTGAGAAGATGAAGAAGCGATTAGAGGTGTTTGAGGAGAGTAGCCAAGCTTTTACTTGGGTTTACTTTATGATGCTTCAATATAAGCGTGAGAAGGTATTAGCTAATGCGAATGAGTTAGAGATGGCGAATGCTGTTATAGAGTTAAAGAACGAGTTGAATATATTAACTAAATTGAATAAGGATGACTAAGTTTAAAGACATAATTAAATCTAAAGAATCGGAATGGGCTTCTGATAATTTTGAAGGATGGAAGGTAACCGAAATAATGTATTGCAAGTTGGAATGGGTTATTCATAGTTTAGATGGTTCAGAAGAATTAGAGGATCATATTAATACGCTGTTATCGATTCAGAATTTTATAGAAGATTTACAAAAAATTGAATAAGGATGAATAAAAAAGAACTTGATTTATTAAATAGATTCGCATCGAAATATAATGTTGATTGCAAACCGACTAAAAGCGAAACGGCTTTTTGGGATTTCACTTACGAGTGGGATGATAGGAAGTTCTATTGCGAGATGAAGCAACGAAACTTCACTTTAGATGAAGCGATGGATAAATATCCTGAAGGATTACTCCTGGAGATGCACAAGTATGAGCGAATCCTGAGAAGGACTAAGAATGAAAAAAGCGCACAGGGTCTTTACTTCAATTTCTTCAGCGATAATAAAGCTCTAGTGTTCAATTTGAATAAGTTAAAGGTAGATAAATGGCAATGGAGAACGATGCCTGAATCTACTGAATTTGGTAAAAAGAGATTTGTGTATAAGTATGTCACTTTTGTTGATTACGATAAGGGAAAATTGTTTTATATTTGAGGTATAATAAGTGTTTCTCATTAAGTTTTAGGTTAGTAACGGAGGGGAGCGATTCTATTAATTTAGGGTCGCTCTTTTTTTATAGGATATATTTTGTATATTTGGTATATATTAACTAAACTAATTGAGAGATGGTAAAAGAAAAGTCTAAGTACTACACGAATAAAGCTATCAGAACTAAGATAGATAGATTGTTAGAGTTGAATGCTCGGAATGTGTCTAACGAGAGTACGGGTAGTAAAAATGATTTAGGTAGTAAGGAACTTGTACAGGAAGCTTGGATGGAAATTCAGAATAAGATAAAGGAACTCGATCCGATGTTTTACGAGATAATTAAGTCGAGATGAAAACTGTTAATTCTTTAAGTGGTGGTAAGACATCAAGTTATATTGCAGCCAACTACCCTGCAGATTACAATATATTCTCATTAGTTAGGACAGATGATAAAAGTTGCTTATTCCCTGATGCAAAATTAAGACAAATCGTATCAGATAAAATTGGAAAAGAGTTTATAGGTACTTTAGAGATGGATGAAATAATATATACTATGCTTGATTTAGAGCAGTATATAGGAAGGGAAATCACTTGGGTTACAGGTAAATCGTTTGACGAGATAATAAAGAGAGGTGATAAGGTTTACTTACCTAATAAAGCTCAAAGATTTTGCACGGTTGAAATGAAATTAAAACCGATTCAAGAATGGTGGTATAAAACCATAAATGAAGTTGTTGATATGCGTATAGGTTATAGAGCCAATGAAATGCGAAGAAGTAAGTCAATGATTGAAAGGTTAAGGGATGGAGTGCAATATGATAAATTTGTTGTAGGCTCAAAGAATGGGCGAAACAAATGGAAAGAGTTAGCCTGGAGAGTACCTTCATTTCCTTTAATTATGGATAGTGTCTTTAAGGATAAAATAGAAGAATATTGGAAAGAAAAACCAGTTAGGTTTGCTTATATGAATAATTGCGTAGGATGTTTTCATAGAAATCCTGTGCTATTAAAGCATTTAAGTAACACAAACGAGAATAAATTTGATTGGTTTATGAACGCTGAAACAGATGTAGCACAATTTAAAACTGAAACTAGCTACAAGAATATTAAAAAAAGTTTAAATCAAACTACTTTATTCGATGAAGATTTTGACGAATGCGATAGTGGTTTTTGTGGAATTTAAAAAATATATGTTATGAGTAAGATAGAAGATAAAGTCTGTGAAAAGATATTAGAGCGAGCTGAAGTAGGTAAATCTAAATATGGCACTACGATGGAGAGAACCGATTTAAGTCGCTTAGAGTGGCTTAAACACGCACAGGAAGAGGCAATGGATTTAACTGTGTACCTGGAGAAGTGTATTAAAGAAGAAGAAAGTAAGCCGTTCAAGTACGAGTGGAATATAACTAAATAGAAAAAGGAGCTTTAATTAGCTCCTCTTTTTTTTTCAACTCCCACAAGCTTCACAATCTTCATCTTCAATGCCGCAGGTTTCAGGTTGCTCTTGGTCTGTCAAATCATCTATCCAACTACCAAATACATCTTCTGCTACTTCTTCGGGTGTTTTGTCTTTTCTTTTATCCATTCTATAGGTATAGTTTTATCAGCCCATTTAATATTATGCTTCTCACACCATTGGCTGTATGTGGTTAGAGAGCCTTTGAAAATCTTATTCTTATGTCGTTGAAAAACCATCCTAATATCTTTATCAGGATGTTGCTTGATAACTAACAGCATCTTTTTTCTGTCTGCTGAAGTAAACCGACCTTTTAGCTCACAAACAATTCCGTTTGGGAGTATAACATCGGGAGTATATTTGCGCTGTTCTGATACCTCGTAAAAGAGATTGAGAGATTCGTACTCAAATGGTACACCTTGGTCATCCAATAGTGAACAGACTTCTCTCTCATAATTACTTCGGAATCTTATGGTGGGGGTTATTCTCATAGTATGTTTTCTTATTATGGCATTTGTGGCAAAGCCCTTGAAGATTGGAAATTTCTAATTCAGAACCTCCGTTTTTTATGGGATTAATGTGATCCACCATTTGTGCTTCAGTTACTATACCTTTATCCTCACAATGAACGCATAACGGATTCTGTCTTAATACATATCCTCGTAGCTTGCGCCACTTAGTAGTTCGATAGAATGAAGTATCACCACCCCAAGATTGATTCTTCTTTAAGTAGTGAGGAGGTCTTTCTTTGGGTAACTTTGGCATATATCAACTGATATTTAATTCAAATCCTTCAGCTTCGGTGGACTCCAATAACTCATTGAGAGTTCTTCGTGATGCTGTAATATCCAACAAGGAATCCCTGTTGATTTTTCCAAACCTAGAGCCAACAAGAATACACCCTCTTGTGTCGGTGTTATAGTTTCCGTAATGAATAAGTATGTATCTTCGATTGGGAACATCCTGTAATATAATATGATTTTTATACTTCTCCGAACTTCTGTGCTTACATTTATAAACACCTTTAGGAATACAAGATATATTACGCATATTAGCTTTCCAAGGTAACTCTAAAGTGACACATTCAAAAATTTTCTCTAAGCCATCGAACAATGTAAGATGACCTAGAGTTTGATGACTATCATCTTCCAACCTTGTTAGGAAAGCTTTATACATCCTTTTTAAATATATTTTTCAGCTTTTTTTTATCACACTTAGAACATTTTTCGTTACTTAAAAAGCACAGAGGTAATACAGCAATAGCAGCTAGGCATAATACTTGCCAGGTTATACCACTAGAATCTATATTAGCGACTGAAGCTACAGCAAGTACACCTGATACTGTTCGTTTAGAAGACCATTTTCCTTTATTGTCTTTGAACATCTCAGGAATAATAGCTATAATGCTTTTTGCTATTATTTTAGGTATGATAGCCATCTTACTTTTCTTTTGGATCGCCATTATTTTTTATAAAGAAAGCAATAAGGTCATCTAAGTAACCAAATACTTTGTTATCTTTAATAGTAGGAGTTAACCTTACTATGATACGAGCTACTGCTAAAATTGCCAATAACAACTCAGCTCCGTTAGCTAATAAAAAATCTAAAACTTCTCTCATAATACTTGTTTGTTTAACTTAATTTATGTAAAGGTAATGAAAAAACAGGAGAAAAGGTAGTAAAATCCCATTTTTTCAAAACCTCTACAATTTCTTTTTTCTAATTTTTCTTATTTCTTGATACCACTTATACATACCGAATGTAACGGCTAATATTAGTGAGGTCATTTGTAACCATTGTTCTGCATCTGATATGCTTATGCTAATAGCTGCGACTTGGGCTATTGCTATTTCCGTTATGTCTTTGTTCATTTTCAAAATTAACTTTCTATTATAGAATAGGTTACATATATATCTAATTCTACATCCCCATTAAAACCTGAACCACCTGCGTAAACTTGTAACGCTCTATTATCGGTATTACCCTGAGATATTTCACCTGTATAAAGAGGGCAATTATAAGTTCTATCTCCAGTTTCATTATTCATAAAGTCTCTAAGATACCCTGTGTAATTACCTCCTGTTGTACTAGGACTACTCTGACCTATATATAGATTATTACTTGATGTCTCGGTTGATGTTCTGTCTGCGAAAATCATAATACCCGATACACATATCTTATATCCCGAACCTGGAGCTGCTATTAATTCTATGGATGTAGTTTCCAAAGCTTTGTATTGAGCTATAGTTATTCCAATCTTCTTTGTCCTTGTTAATCCATCTTTATCGAAGTAAGGAAAACCATCAAGGTTATATAATGTATTAGTAGTAGAAATAGGGTGAATTGATTCAGGTCTTAACACTATTGGTTTTTCAGCATTTAATGCCGTATCTGTAAATATAGCTACAATCTCTTCATCGCCACTACCTGCACTAGAACCATTCGCTCTAATCTGAACTGTTCCATTTCTAGCTCTATTTGATAAAGCTACTATATCAGGATTATGGATTGTTAATATAGCTCTATTAGTACCATCGTAGTCATCAGGGTACATTATCACCGACACTCCCGAACCTCCATCTACATCAGAATCTAATACAATATCACCTCCACCTAATATATTTAAGTTCTTAGATGTTTTATCTATTTCTAAGAAATCTGCCCCACCAAAAGAACCTCCATCGTTAAATTGTACAGTACTTGTATTGCCTGCAGGAGAACCACCTGATGAATGATTCATTAAATCAGAAGGATTGACTGTCAAATATCCACCTGCGAAATATGGTGTCTGTGGAGTAATACTCTCTATATCTATCAATTTAGTAGATTTAGATATATCACCATCAATTATTAATTCTAAAGGGTTACCTCCACTACTATCACACATCGTTACAATCTGTCCATCTTTTAATAGACATTTAGAGTCTGTGATAGTTATGCTCGTAATAGCCGAACCCGAAGCTACATCACTCGTTATAACTCCAATTACATTACCCCTTAAAGTAGTCGATGAAGCTTGTCTGAATTGCGTATTTAAACCACCACCGTGTTTTGGTGGGAATGGACCAGGTGATGTCGTACCACCGCCCCCTGGAGAATCGTCTGAATCACCTCCATCTATTGGTGGGTCAAAAACAGTTATGACATCATCTGTATTTATAAAGGATGGTGTTTCTGTTAAGTCTAACATATACCATTCGCCATTCCATTCATCAAGATTAGCCGAAAAAGTACCCCTAATAAATACCCAATACTCTAAATCCCCACCGATCTTCGCATCATATTTTAAGGTCATATGAGGTGAATATTGACCCGACCTTATTGTAGCTTGTAATATAGTTACAGGTTTATCTTGCCCCTTCAAATATTCGTTTAATAAAAGCTGAGTTGAGTTAATATAATCGCCACTATTACCCACTCTGAATCCTTCAGTCGGTGTATAAGTAGAGCCATCCAAATAAGCCAATGTAAATAGGGTATTATCTGAGCTTTGTAAAGGTTCACCCAAGGCTATCGTTCCAAAATCGAAATCAGCATTTTGTGTTGCTGGATTTTGAGACGAAATAAAACTACTACCAATAACTCCATTATCATCATTTTGTTGAGATGAATTTTGACTATTAGTTACGAGACTCATAGGATTAGGTATCGTACCTATCCATTGATTGGTAGAATATGGTGAGCCTCCGAAAGTTGCGTTTTCGGCTGCAACTCCTTCGGGAGTTATTAAGTTATTAATAGATATTTGTGTAGCAAATGTGTCCGACCAATAATAGAATGTTGGTGTTACTTGAAATTGAACCTCTCCGTATGATGGTAAGGTAGGTATATTAATTTGTTGAGTAAATTTAGCTATTGCTTTATCATAACCTGTAGTGCTATTAGGTATGTAAGCTGCAGTTGCATTAGGGTCTACAAAAGATATAGGATTCATCCCACCTACCACCATTTCTCCTACACCACATCCAGAGAACACTTTAAAAGTATTTGAAGAGTCTAAAGTCCAAGAACCTGAATCGCTCAAGTAGTAATTACCAACTTTTAATTTCATCTCCCAAACAACACTAATTAAAGATGTTTGAGAAGGGTAGCCTCCTGTAATTGGTACTACAACGGTGTTATCCCAAGTTTCTGATGCGTGTAGATTCAAGTTTAGAAGATAATCACTTGTACCTTGACCTATTATACCAACCGTAGCGAGTGATGAATAGTCATTACTTATATCGAATAATACTCCTGAATCACCGTGGATATATTTAGCTCTAATACTATTCAACTCTGGATCGAATGTATATGTACCTCCCTCCATTATATCTGCACCTGATTCAATAGTTGTTGTAGTAGAATTATCAATATCAACAGTTGATGGTACACCTGTAAGGTGAAATTCAGTTCCCGATGCAGATGGCTCAGTACACGCAAAATAATCAGCATTATCAGCATCTAAGTTATTGTCCTGTTGGAGATAATATCTCCCATTTGACATAAGACACCTAGTTCCGAAGGTTTTGAAAACACCTTTCATCTCATCGAGATAGTTACCAATAATAAGAGGGAAATTATCATTATCCCTTACAAACGCAGAGCGATTATAGAATGTCTCTCTAGCAGAATTAGTATTAAAATTATAAGTTGTTTCAGAGTTCCACCAATTGAGTTTGGTATAGTACTTATAATGGCTAGTACCCATTATAGTATCTATATCATATAAATCGTTAAAGAATTGTAGTGGATATAATAAGTTTTGATAATCATCAACACCATTTGTTTCAACAGTATTATTGTATTTATCTACCAACCTTCCTAGACTATCGTTTGCTTTTATATTAACGAAATATGGGTAAGGCATATTCTCATAAGTGTCAAAAGATTGACTTGACCAACCTGCCCAATATAGATTACCATCTATTGGACTATCAAGAGTGTTATGAATCTTTATATACCAATCTTGATTATCATCTGTTAGCATTGCGTGGATAAAGTCTCTATCCGTGTCGTTGCCAACACTAAAGGCAAATGTAACATCACTTGGCATTATACCTGCAGATCGTAAGTCTTTTCCTTTTTTATACTTCAACTTAAATCCTGTAGAACTTAACAAGAAATCTTGTTCCGTTCCTGTATCGTCAGATTTACTCCATATATATATAGTCCAATCTTTACCTAATTCGGATTTAAAACTAGCTTTGTAGTGTAATTTACTCATATTGCTTATGCGTTTACCCCACCCTCTTGCTTTCGGGCTTTATTGAATACAATTAATAAGTCACTACCTGAGATTCGTACATCAGGGATAATATTTGCATTTTCGTTTGAATTACCCAACATTCCTTGTAATTTATCTAATGGAGCTATTATCTCAGGATTACTTCTTGCACCTGAATATTCACCAATTAATCCTAATGTTGGACCAGACACTATACCTCCATCTGCGAATGCAGGTATCGGTGAAGATGCTATTAATGCTATTTGCGCTCCTACTAAAGCCGCCATCATAGGGGCAGCAGCTATCGCTCCTATACCTGTTTGACCTGCAACTTTAGTTATAGCTTGTGCGCCATTAATTACTGCTGCTACTAAAGCTGCAGCTTTCTGTGCTATAGCTTGTTTTCTTTGTATCTTAGCTTTAGCTTCGGCTGTCTTTTCTTCTAAAGCCACCATAGCCTCTGCTTTAGCCGATTCAGTCATAGAAGATGCTTCTATTAACTCAGCTTCTTTTTTGTGGCTATTTTCGACTATAATCATTTGATTATCTAAGGCTTTACCTATAACATCAAACGCTGCCGATATTTGAGTTCCCCAAGCATCTGCAAATTCACCTATAACTCCCGAAATATCAGATACTTTATCTTTAATTTCTTGCATCGATGGGAATGTAAATCCTATTTTCTTTTCAATGAATACATCTTCCTCATCTTCTTCAGGGTCTTCAAAATCTAATTCATCCACCTCGATTTTAAGCTCAGGTTCAATAGAGCTTCCTGAGAAGTCAAACATATTTTTGAAAGCATCTAAGGCAGGTTGTAAGGCAATTTTAGTTTTTGCTAAACCCTTCATAATACCATCCACTACACCTGTAAATTGATGTTCGTATTTTTTCTCAGGGTCTTTTTTACCCTCAAGCGCATCGGTTAAATTATCAAATGGATTTTTAAATTGCTTTTGACCTAACGCTTCTAATCCTTTATTTATTAAAATTATTAATCCATTTATAGGATTGTACTTTATGGCTAGAATTGCCATTTCTATAAACATATTCTTCCACCAACTTACATCTGTAAGCCTCTCTTTAAACGCATCCCAATTTCCAATTATGTACATAACTATAGCACCAATAGCTGCTCCTATAGCTATAATTTTAATCATAGGTAGTAAAGCTACTTTTAAAGCTCCACCAAAAGCCACCACAGCACCTTTTAGAATGGTGAAACCAACACCCATTATACCAATTATAGAAGACCCTGCTGCTAGTAGTAATAATACTGGTCCAATTGCAGCTAATATACCTGCAAAAACTAATATTGTTTTTTTAGTTGATTTGTTAAGATTTCCAAATGCAGTAGCCCATCCTGTTATTTTTTTAATCAAAGGTAAAATAGCATCGGAAATTAAAGCTCCAATTTCAATCTTCATCGACTCGATAGCCGATTGCATTTTTAGGACTTTAGCGTGAGTTGTTCCTCCCATTAAAGCAGCCATTTCTTTCAAACGACCTGTATTGGTTCTATACTCCTGAGTCAGTTCGGCTATTTTATCTTTATTTTTAGCAAGTATAAGTAATTGATTAGCTGCTGTAACTCCTACTAATTTTTGCGCTTTTTGAAGACCTACCTCTCCTTGAGTAACTAAATCTAATACCTCTGTAAAATTACGACCTTCTTGGTGAAGTTTCATAAATACTTTACGGAGTCCTGTACCTGATTTTGATGCTTTAATACCATTATCCATTAGAACACCCATCATCGCTGATAGTTCTTCTAAATCAACCCCTACAGCACTTGCTGAAGCCCCTGCGTGACCAAACGCTGTGCTAAATGTGCTAAGTTGTATGGATGAGTTTGCTGCTGCCGAAGCTAAAGTATTAGCAACACGAGCTGCCTCGTTTGACTCTAATCCAAATGCGTTTATTGAGGTTGCTACAGTATTAGCTGCTAGAGATAAATCTTCACCTGTTGCTAGAGCTAAGTCTAATATAGACTCCTCCATATTTTTAATAGCCGTTGGATCGAAACCTTTTCTACCAAGAACTAATTGTAGGTCGGCAACTTGTAACGCTGTAAACTGAGTAGTCCTACCTAATCTCTTTGCCTCTTCAGTAAGCATCTTAAATTCGCCTATAGATGCTCCTGTGACCGTTTTCACCTTCATCATTCCATTCTCAAACTTAGCGAATGTATCAAAAGCTGATTTACCTAAAGCTACGAGAGGTGCAGTAATCCCAAAGGACATCATTGAACCCATTCTTGCTGCACCCGAAGCGAACTTAGCTAAAGACTTATTAGCTTTACCTAACCCTGCCTCTAAGCCCTTGATATTCGCTGCAACAATTATCGATATGGTTTTAATCGAACCCATTATTTTTGCATTTTTTTAAGTATTTTCTTATGTCTTTCCACATCTGCCTTTATCTGTTCAGGCGATGCGATAATCTTCTTAGGGCTATTTTTTGAATCCCACGGAAGAGGTAAAATGTCTTTTGGCTTTAATCGTTTTTTAGAGTGAGGACTCAAACAAGCGTGTATAATTAACCTAGTTTGCTCCCAATTATTCTGATTGATTTGCTCTTGGTGTTCACTAAAGCCTAGTAACCTATTATTAAAAGAACGAGGGGTTAAGCTATATAATTCATCATAAGCCAACCCCAACATTCCTAATCCTATTTTCTCTAACTTATCCCAATCTACCTCACCAGAGTCAGAGTCTATTTCCTCACCCTCAACTACTTTCCCTCTTCTTGAGGTTGATCTAATTGAAACGCATCGAAAATCTCGTTGATTTTAGAAAAGTCTTCGTTGTCAATCCATTCTTCAATGTCCTTGATTTTGTAATTAAAACTTTCACCAATCTTCTTAGCACCATATTTCAAGCCGTAGAAAGCGATTATACCAATATGGTCAATCTCGCTACCTAACTTGTTTAATTCGTTTAACTTTAACTTGCATTTTCCACAAATCTCTTTTAAACATAAGTAGGAAAACCTAATCGGTCTTTCCTTACCACCTAACTCTACCTTTTTCATACCTTTTTTTTTAGATGTTAATTATTACGCTTTAGTTAAAACACCTGTACCTGTAATAGAAACAGAGAATGTAGAGTTTTCTTCTACACCTGCATCTGTTGATACACTTGTAATGAAAGCAGAACCAGTATAAGTTTGACTATCAACAGTAAATACAACAGTAGTCGCTGCACCTGCTACTATAAAATCGAAACAATCTCCTAGAGAAGCATCTGTAGCTGCGATGTCAACGAAAGCATCCCCACTCATTTCCCAAGACCTTAATCCTCCAAGTGCTTCAGACCAACCTGCACTAGATTTAGTTGTTGAATCTCTTAAGTCCATATTTACTGATAAGCTACACGAAGTTGCGTGTGCCATCACTTCGCTACCTATACTCAGCGTAACTCCTGTTGCATTTTGAATTGCCATTTTATTTTAGTTTTTAATTATTAAACAGTTGAAAATTATCTCTTTGTAGAATTTTTCAGCAGACTTAAAGTAATTATCGTCTAATGTTTCAAAACGAAATTTAGCTGTATAATCTACTGAATCCTCAGTATAAGTTACTGAGTATAAATCTAAAGCTTCTACAACGGCTTTAGCTTGGTTATATGTTGTGTTGTAATCGTCAGCGAAAGCAATAATTCGGATCGATACATCACAAGAATTTAAAGAATTTCCTTTTGACAAGAAATTACTAACATTCATTATTTCGAAGGTTGTACAAGGATAATTCGCTCCTTGAGGTATAATAACAGGAAACACCTTATTACTACCATTAGCAGTAGTAAAAGATTCTGTAGCATTTAGCTGTGTGACTATTTTTTGACCTATTACAGCGAACATATTATAAACCTGCGTTTTTAAGCATTTTTACCAACAAACGATCCAAAGCCTTTTCTACAGATACATAAATTTGAGATTCCATTTTTTTGGCTGTCTCTTCAAATATATCCTTAGTTGGCTCTTGCCTAGCGTTACCTTTAATTTGCATAGCAGGTAAATTCAAACTAGGCTTACCCTTAACAGTAATAGGTGTAGTTTTCTTTAATAGTGGTCCAACAAACAAACCTGGTTGTCGTGACCTCCTAGATGTGTATACACCAATTGTTTGCCAAGTTCTTGTTCTGTTAGGTTTTCCAACCGTAGCGTTGAACTCCTTCTTGTAAGCTTTTTGCATCCCTTTAGCGAGTTTTTCACCTGAAGGTCTGATAGCTTTGTTAATATTTGACCTAGAGTTTTTTGCCGACATTCCAAGTTTTTTAAAACTTCTTTGAATATCCTGAATACCCTCAATAGATATTCTAAATCTCTTGTCATTTTTAGACTGGGTTTTCGACATCTAAATCTTGTTTAACGAATACTTCAATAAACTCTTTCCGTGGGTCTAATACCCATCCTAGAATATCATAGTTTTCACCATACGAATCCTGTAATCTCCAATTAGACTTGATAGCCTTAGTATCGGAACTATATCGGATCGTAAATACAAACCTTGAATACGATAGAAGCTCGTTACCTTCAAACTTCTCCTTTACATCTCTAAGAGTCTTTACATTTTTGTTAGCCCAAACGGTAACAACATCTGTATAAGTCTCTGTAATCCCCCCAAAAGGGTCTTGAGTAAAGTTAGGTTCTTGTAACTTGATTCTCTCGTTGAAATCCCCTGCCTTTATTTTACTTATGAACGCTGCCATCTAGTGATAACATTTATAAGGTTGCAATAAGATTTCTGATGCCATTGGGAATCTACGCTTTCTGTCCTCTCTGAAATAATACATATCAGATACAATCAATTTGATTGCTTGCTTTACAGCATTCGGAACATCGGAAGCTGCTGAACCCATTCCTGTCTTAAACTTGAACCAATATGTGTTAGAAGCGTTAGCCTCTAATGTTGGACTGCTAAAATCGGAATTAGTATAAACTATAGATGGATTTGAATAAGTATCTACATATACATCAGTAGATATTTGAGTAGCCCCATCTGCATCTTTATAACTCAAAGGAGCTGTAGCATCTAATGTGCAATCAGGAAACAATAAAGTCGCTTGATTACGGACATCATTAAAATAGAGTTCGTATTCGTGTTCAATGAAATTACGATTGCAATAGTTTTCAGCCATTTCAGTCGCAGCCTCAATATAAGCACTTAACAGCGTATCTTCATCTGAAGTGTCTATACGCAATTGTGATTTAATTTCAGATACAGAAACTACCAATGTGGCAGGATCAGTAACCAATTTTAAATCTCCTTGAATATGGATGTTTGGATTAAGATACATATAGTTAAATAGATATATAAAGAAGAGAGGTTTTATCCTCCCTTCCTTAGTTTATATTGATTATTATTATGAACCTACTTCAGTAGTTAAAGATGTACCTTTAACGAATGAATTACCGTGAGCAACACCCCAATCGATATATTGGTTAACAACCAATCTTACTTCACCCAAGGCAGCTTGCGTATATGGGTCTACGATAATATCTAAACCACCGAACATTCCGATGTATAATTTAGAGAAATCACCGAACAAAAAGTCTCCACTTCCTGCGCTTGTTCCTGGAACTTGAGCAGCTTTAGCAGGTGCGTTAGAGAAATAAGTTGGATAACCATTCACTAAACTACCTTGCATTCCTACATTTACAGCAGCAACAGCGGCAGATTGCTTCAAGTCTTTCATAAGAACTGGATTAGCTACATAAGCTAAGTTTCCAGAAAGACCTTCATTCACAGCTAACTCTTGTTCAGCAGCCACGAAATCAGAATATATTGATACATTAGCTTCGTAAGTAGCAACTTCAGTAAAGTCAGCAGCACCACCACCATCAGCAATAGCTTCTGGAGCATCCGAAACATCGGCTGATGCAAACATAGCTGTATCAATTAATGCACCTGCAGCACGACCTAAGTCACTAAGGATAGCATTTTGCGCTCCCATACCGTTTTGCAATAAAAGTTGCTTAGAAATATCAACAAAAGAAGTTAATCTTTTTGGTGATAAAGTTAATTTAGTAAACTGTGCGCCTTGGTCTGTACCTGTAGTAATCTCACCTTTCCAAGATACACCTTGCTTACCAACGATTGGTAAAACAGAGTCACCTGCAAGTCCAGTTAATACATTAGCACCTACTTTATCAAATACAGTAGCCTCACGAAGTGCATCAGCATAACTCATTATTGCTTTTGGGGCGATTGCTGAACCAGCTTGAGTTATATCAGTTCTCTCCTCGAAATAACGAGCAGGGATTCCTAAACCTTGAACAACACGACCATTTGCTCTAGCTTCTGCTACAGCTTCATCGTGTAATTCTTTTTCAACACCATCAAGAGTGTTATTCATAAAGCCTGAAATAGCCTTGAAGATAGAGTAAGAACGAACATCGCTCTTTTCTTCACCTAAAGCAGAAACAGAAGTAGATTTAGAAGCAATCTCAGCGTTCAATTTTTCTTGTCTCTCAACAGTATTAACATCTTTTCCCATCTTATCGATAGATGACATCATTGTGTCATAACTAGCTTGTTCTTCAGTATTGAAGTCACGAGCTTCTGATTTGCAAGTATCTAACAACTCACCTGCTTTTTTAATCAGGTCAGCACGATCTTGTCTTAATTCAACAGAATTTTTCATTTTAAATTTTGCTTTTTAAAGTTAATTCGTTTTTTAATAAATTGATTTGGTGAAGGTCTTTCTCCTTCTCATTGCTTTTCATTTCAATTTCGATATTCTTCTCGAACTCCTCCATTGAACGAAGTGCAACATCTGTATTTGCATAAGCACCTACACCTACAATAGAAACATCGTACAATCTTCCGATTTTATTGATAGTTCTTTTTGTTTTACCATCTTCTTGCGACCATTCATCGTCTTCTACGGTGAATGCAAAGCTAGACTCATAAAGTAAGCCTCTACGCATTAATTCGGCAACATCTCTACCTGTTGTAGTATCAGGTAGTGTAGCATCATATTTTAAACCTCGTTCATCTACCGAGAGTTTAAGTGTACCACCTTGGTTACGATCTAAAATTAGATTACCATCGTGGTTGAATGTTAAAATAACATTATCATCTAAACGACCTTCAAAAGCTCGTGTATCTATAGTCTCAAAGAAACCTAAATCCCGACTTTCGTGGTCAAATAAAGCAGCATAACCACTAACTTGAACATCTCCGTTTTCTCCCTCAAGTAAACGAACTTCATAGTCAGCGTTAAATACTCTTATCTCTTTCTTTTGTTCCATAGTCTTATTTGTTAGTATATAGCAACAATATCTTTAGCCGTAGTTCCTGTAGCAAAAACTTTATTTACGAAGACACCTCTAAGGTAAGTACCACTAGGAACATTTTTAAGAGTAACCACACTTCCTCCGTGTAATTGAATCTTTATGTCTCCTTTAGTACCGATAAATAATTCAGCTTTTGAATCGCTTAAATTATCTACATCTGAACCTTCAACTTCACCAGCTAAATATCCTTTATTCTGAAACCAATGGTCTTTTCTTTTTAGTTTTTCTCCATCAGTCAAACCAACGATTGTTTTCTTTTTACCTGCCATTATTGTTTTTTATAAATCTTTTCGTGTTGTAGATTCGCCTAATTTACTCAAAGGAAGCATATTAGATTGCATATAGAACTCATCAGAAACTTCGCCTGCTGCATTCATATCCTCTAAACTTCTAACTTCATTAGGAGACATTACACCTATGTTTACTAATGTCCTGTAATAATCTGCTCTAGCTTTAGAGTCACCTCTTAAAATAGCTGTTAGATTAAATTTAAAATATTGTTTTCCTTTCTTATTAGAAGGAATTAGTTTGTCATTAAACTCACTCTCAATTCGCTTAATCCAAGGAGTTATGGTGTGAACCACAAAATCTATCTGCTGTGCTTCAATATTTGAATATGTGGCATTTGTTAAATCGTTGACGAGATGATTTGGTACTCTAAATATACGGCAAATGTCAGAAATCTGATACTGTCTCGTCTCTAAAAATTGTGCTTGATTATTTGGAATTGAACGAGCTTGAAATTCCATTCCTTCTTCCAAAATAGCTGTCTTACCTACATTCAAACTACCTGCGTGATTAGTATTCCAAGACTCTCTAAGTCTCTTAGCTGTTTCTGGTTTAAGAGTTCCAGGGTGTTTAAGAATACCACCTACGGCAGCTCCATTTTTAAAGAATGAACCTGCGTGTTTATCTAAGGCAATTGAAATACCTAAAGTCTCAGCAGCAGCAACAATTGGAGATTTACCAACAATTCCATCAAAGGATAAACCTTTTATATGGATCATATTCATTGATTGGATCGTTCCACTCATTGGATAGTGTATAGTATCTGAATTTTCGACTTCGTAATAAAGCCCTCTACCATCAGGAGATATAAAAACTTGTACATCTTTTTCTGCTACAGGGTGAAGATTAATAGGTTCTCCACCTGCATTACGCTCAATAATAGCATAGAAATTACCACCCAAACAAAGTTCAGTTAGTATACGCTCAATGAACATAAAAGAATTATATAGTGGTGAAGGTTTCTCACCGACTAAGCGATTTAATTTATCATTAGTTAACACAATCTTTCTATTATCATCATCTTTTTCATATAGACTGATGGGTAGAGAGGCTATTGTTTCGGAAAGAACCCGAATACACGACCATACTGTAGCTATTCGAATAGCTTGGTCTTTAGATACAGTCTCACCTGCTGCAGAGGTAGCGAATAAGGAATTAATAATAGTAGAACCATACGCAGATTCTTGCGCTCGTTCTTCTAATTTCTTATTACCGTTAAATTTTAAAAAATCAAATATCCCCAAAGTGTGTGTATAATGTAATTACAAAGATAAATAGTCATATAGCTATAAATGTGAACAGTTTTTAGTGATTTTTTTCCAAATAACTATGTACTGAGGCTATAATACCGTGTACATATCTAGTTGAAATCTTATGTATCTTAGCTATTTCGTGAATTTTCAAACCATATTCGTAGCGTAAATGAACTATACTTTTAGCCCTATCATCAGGTAAATTCATAGCTTTTACCCAAATCTCATCTGCTAGAGGTTCGTAATCATCCTGTTTAAGACTGTTTTTAGGCAGTCTAAGGCGATAAGTCTTATGAAATGGGCTAGTGGTAGATAAAACTTGATTAGTGACTATACGAGCTACATAAAAGCAAAACTGATTTGTTTCGTGGAGCGATTGAATAGTTATCTCATTTTGTGAAAGTAAAATTAGAGTTACATCCTGAACTAAGTCATCTATCAGGTGTAAATCCATATTAGCCGATAAGATGTTAGCACAAACCTCACGGATCGTACTCATCTCTTCGACTATAATTTCGTTTTTAGATAAAGAATATTTCTTTGTCATCGTAAGCTGAACCTCCTTTGTTTTTGTTTTGCATTGCCTCTGATAGTGCCATTATACAAGAAATTACACCATCAATCTTTTCATTTGATTTGGATTTATCGGGCTTCACATTCCCTGCTGCATCATAAGTTAGCACGATGTTCGACATCATCCATCTAAGCACAGGATTACCTCCGTGACGAATTTTACCTCCAAGAATTAAAGTTTCAAATTCTTTAGTGGCAGGTGACATTGTTCTATAACCTTGACCTACAGGAATCATTGGACAACCTTCTTCTGTAAGGTCAATTACAATCTGAGAAGCATTCCATCTATCATAAGCTATCATACGAATATCGTACAATTCAGATAAATCTCTTATCTTTTGCTTAATGTAATTGTAATCACAAACATCTCCAGGAGTTAAAATAATATGACCCTCTCTAGCCCACTTAGAATAGTTTACCTTATCTCGTTGCGACCTTTGGTGAGCATTATCTTCAGGTATAAAATTATAAGAAATAATATCATATCCACCTTCTTCATCAGGGAATATCAGAGCTAAAGATGTTACATCACGAGTTGATGCTAAATCTAAACCTGCGTAACACGGTTTCCCTTTTAAATATTTCTCATCTACTGTATCACCACATTCCATCCATTTTTCATCGCTGATCCACCTAGTTTCGTTAGCCACCCATTGATTTAGGTGTAATCGCCTCCAAGTGTTTTCAAATGAAGGTTCATTTTTTGCCTTAATAGATTGTTGGTGCATATACTCTTTGGTGATGATAGTTCCATAGCCTGGATTGGCTTTCTTCCATACCTCTTCATCGAATATATCATCATCCTTATCAGCTTCGTAAACAACCCCTAAAAATGAATCATCCTTAATTACTCCTTCGATAAGTTTTTTCGAATAGTCATAAAGCTCTTTACAAATGTGGTCTTTCTGATGACCTGCTCCTGCTGTCGTGATTCCGAGCATCAGAGGCTCTTTCCTCGCTCCCATAGATGTAAGTAACACATCATAGAGGTCACGATTCTTATGAGAATGAATTTCATCTAACAAGCAACAAGATAAATTTAATCCGTGCTTAGTGTCAGCATCAGCAGAAATAACTTTGTAGTACGATCCAACTTTATCGTAGGTAATAGAATCTCTAAAAGTACCAGAGCGTTTAAGTAATTCAGGCTCTTGAAGAACCATTTGCTTGGCTATAGAGAATGATAAACGAGCTTGTTCTTTATCTGCTGCTGCGCTCACGATTTCCGCACCTTTCTCTCCATCAGAATAAAGCATATAGAGAGCAATACCAACCATTAAATTGGTCTTACCATTCTTGCGAGGTATGAATACGAAACATTGTCTAAACTTCCTTAATCCTGTTTCCTTAGATTTCCAACCAAATAAAGGTCGGATAATATCTTCCTTCTGCCATTCTTCAAGGATAAACGGTTGCCCTGCTAAATCACCTTTAACGTGCTTACAAAATCTCTCGATAAAGTCAACACATCTATCTGCCGATTTAGGATCGAAATAGAATTTAGTGGTATCTATGTTTTTAAGATTACTCGCCACCGTTGAAGAAGTTTTCTATTTTAACATCTGTATTACCATCGCCTCGTTCTATAGCATTTACTTTAGCTCTACTCGATGGAGTAAGACCAAACTCTTTAAGAAGCTGAAATACTCTAACGAAAGCTTGATTGGCTATCTGAACTTCTGGTCGTATAATGGATTTGACATTACCCTCTCTTGATACTATCTCCATAGTAGCACCAAGGCTATTAACAACTTCTTTGGCTATCTTATATTCGCTATAAGCATCGCAAAGCATTTCTAAGGCTATTGAATCTGCCTGAGTCAACACGGACATATCGTGTAGCAAGCAACTCAATTCCATAAAAACCTTCTTACCATCTTCATTTAGCCAATTTGGAATCGGTAAATCAACTGAAGGTAAGTTAGGTTCATTAGCGTTTTCCCTATCCTTACGGTAAGTTCCTCTTTGTTTTTTAAGTTCTGAGGGCAATCTAGTCAAAAGTTATTTTTTTATTTAGGGGCAATATAATAATTAAATATATAATTACCTAATTATGTTAGTTGTTTTTTTTCCGAGTAAGTAATATTACTATTCACTATATATCTTTATCCTTATCTATAGCCCCTTGCTTGGGGTCTAATTGAGGTCAAGATGGGGTCAAGTTGAGGTCTAAAGGTTAAATTATTATAAACCAGATAGTTATAACAAGTCCAATGCACGCATTGTAAATTTTAGCTGTTTTTCTAGGTGATTTCACCTATGTAAGATTTATTAAACTTTACTTATTAAAAACTTAAAATAAATTAGGATTATTAAATAACAATTGTTTATATTTGCTTAGAATCTGATAATAACTATTGTCCTTTTATTGGATCGAGTGAGTAAGCTACTTGAGTGCTGCAAACAAAGACCTGAGTAAGTCAATGACTCAGGCAAACATAACGAGAGCTTCCTGCGTGAGTGGAAGTAAGTAGTACCAAGTCCTACGATTGGGATTGTAGGCAATCGGTGTTGAAGACTGG